ACCGCCGAGCAGTTACGCACCAAGACCTGGGCCGAAGTGGCCAAGTGGTACAACATGAGCCTGACAAAGCACTGGTTCACCTTGAATGCAGGCGGCGGCGGCTCGATGAATATGTATCACAAAATCCACAAAGAGACGTGGCGATGTGATGCTCAGACCTGCCGCGAGGAGAACAGCGAGGCTTTCGCCGGCCTGCACGCCGCCAATTCTACCCCGTTCTATGTGTTCGATGAAGCCGGCGGCATACCGACCAAGATCTTCGAGGTCCGAGAGGGTGGCCTGACCGATGGGGAGCCGATGACGTTCGACTGGGGCAACCCGACCAGGGCGACCGGCCGGTTCCACCAGCAGATGATGGGCAAGCTGAGGCATCGCTACATCACCCGCACCATCGACAGCCGTGAGGTTGCCATCACCAACAAGGATGTGCTGTCCAGATGGATCGATGACTATGGCATTGACTCGGACTTTGTTAAGGTCCGCGTCCTGGGTCAGTTCCCCAGCCTGGGCAGCAGGCAGTACATCAGCACCGAGGACGTGACCGCAGCCACTGCCCGCCACTTGCGGGAGGAGCAGTACGCCTTCGCGCCGGTCATCATTGGCGTGGACCCAGCCTGGACCGGCGACGACGAGTTCGTGATCTACCTGCGCCAGGGCCTCCACTCTAAGCTGCTGGCCAAGTACAGCCGCAACGACAACGATGTGGCCATGGCGCAGATGATCGCCCAGTTCCAGGACGATCACAATGCGGACGCCGTGTTCGTTGATGGCGGCTTCGGCACTGGCATCGTCTCCATCGGAGAGAGCATGGGCCGCGACTGGCAGATCATCTGGTTCAGCGGGCAGAGCGGGAACCCTGGCTGCTACAATAAACGGGCCGAGATGTGGACCAGCCTGCGCGACTGGCTCAAGAAGGGCGGAGTCATCGAGGATGACCCAGTTCTGCATCAGGATCTCACAGGGCCAGAGCTGGTGCCCCGCCTGGATGGCAAGATCCTGTTGGAGAGCAAGGACCATATGAAGGAGCGTGATCTCGCCTCACCCAATCGTGGCGATGCGTTGGCGCTGACCTTCGCCTTCCCGGTGGCCAGCCGCACCATCGAGCCCAGGCCACATGAGCGGCACACAACCGTCCACGACTATGAGCCGCTATGAGTACGCCGGCGCTTGTTTGCTTCTCCAAACCGAACGCCCACCCCCTGGCTTGGCTGCTCAACTCCGAACATCGCCATGTTTTTGTTAGTGTGCTGGATGTTGACCGCTCCACCTGGGTCAGCTATGACTGGCGGCAGGGCAACCCAAAAATCCAGTTCGATGCCGTGGCCGACTACGATCTGGAAAGTTATTGGCTCTCGTATGGTCTAACCGTACTGAGGGTTGAGATTGGTGACTCGCTGCCGTGGGGGCCTTGGATGTTAAACAATTGCGTTGGCCATACTAAACTAATACTGGGCGTCCGGTCATGGGCCGTGACGCCACACGGCCTGTACCTGTCGTTGACTGGACAGACCCTACTAGACCGCGCAGTCCGGTGGCTGCGCTCTATGACCGTGGTCCCTGGAGGCGGCGGCAGCCCTCCGCCCCCGATGGTTGCGCCGGAAGGCTACGAATATAAAACGTCTTCGAATGATATGTTCACGCAGACCGATGAAAGGGGTCGCCTCATCCACACTCTTAGCAGGGAGGATCTGGAGAAGAGGCGAGAAGGATGGTATACCCAACGCGACGATCAGACCGGCGCGTTAATGAATCCTAGCGGCCCTGACGTGCTGGTGCGGGACCCTACTCAGCAGGAGCATGACGCCTATGGGCCGAAGGTGAAGGCCTCGACCCTTAACCCATTCCGAGAGAGCGAGTGGACGGAGGGGAGCAAGCGAGAACTATTCCGTATCCCCGGCTACACAACGGCAGGTCCTATGACAGATGTGGGATACCGACCCGGCGAAGAGTTTGGTGATCCTCTGCCGCCGCCTGTACCCACCAACCCAACCGGGGCCGGGGGCAGCACAGCCGCATCAGTACCCACCCCCTCTCAGACGCCGCCGCCAAAACCAACCTCGGCGGAGGCTAGGCGTCCGCCAAAGCGTCCCTCTTCAAAACGACCAGATACGGCATCTGGTTCGTCTGGGGCCTCGGGTTCTACAATTCAAGCAGACGTGACCGGCGGGGCGCTGGCTTCAACCCAGCGTTCACTGATTGGATAATGATATGATTGATATCCTCCGTATGCTGACAGTGGTCCCAGGTTTTGGCGGGGGCTCGTCTGCACCTCCCCCACCTCCGCCCTTACCTCTGCCGCCTCCTCCTCCCCCAGAGGTGCCGGAGCCTCCCAAGCCGCCCACGCCGGTATCACCAGAGGTGGTTTCCGCAAAGAAGGCTTCCAAGAAAGAGGCGCAGCGTAAACGCGGCCTGACAGACAGCATTCGAACTGGGCCTATGGGTCTGGATGACGATGCAGACTTGACCAAAAGATCGCTGATTGGATCTTAGCCCATGCCACTGATTTCACCCGAGACTATTCAGAACTCTCACCCGCCTAGGGGTAAGCGGTCCAGCCTGCTGCGTCGGTACATCAAGTTAGAGAATGACCGGAACACATGGCGGTCTCATTGGATGGAGCTGTCTGACTATCTGTTGCCCCGGCGTGGTCGCTATCTCTATGAGAGCCAGAACACCCGAGGCAAGAAGCGAAGCACTAAGATAATTGACAGTACAGGCACCCAGGCTCTGCGAACCCTGGGCGCTGGCCTCATGTCCGGTATGACCTCTCCGGCCCGTCCCTGGTTCCGGTATGCCACCCAGGACCCAGAGTTGATGAAACGGGCCGAGGTAAAGTCTTGGACCTATACGGTTGAGCAAGTTTGTCGCACCATTCTCCATAAGTCTAATTTTTACAACACTGCGTATACGGTCTACACCGAGTTGGGTGGCTTCGGAACGGCACCGCTGTATAGGCAGAAGTCTTTCGACACCGTGATACGTTTCCGGCCTTTTACGGCCGGAGAGTATGTGATTGGTGAGAATGATGAGGGCGTGGTCGATACTGTTGGCCGGCATTTTACAATGACCGTCTCCCAGGTGATCCGCAGGTTTGTTATGCAAGCTAACACGGGGGTCATGGATTGGTCCGGCGTTAGCAGGGCAACCAAACGCATGTGGGAGAACAAGCAGTACGATGATCTTGTTCCTATAATCCACATGATCCAGCCGCGAAATATGGTGGACCGCAACTACGGGAAGGCGGGGGCTCAGAACATGCCTTTCAAGTCCTGCTATCTTGAAGAGGGCGGGGACAATGATGACCTCTTGCAGGAGGGGGGTTACGAGAAGCTGCCTGTCTATGTGCCCCGCTGGGATGTATTGAGCGGAGATATTTATGGGCGGGGTCCGGGTATGGATACGCTCGGAGACATCAAACAATTACAGCACCAGCAGAAGCGCAAAGCGCAGGCTATCGATAAGATGGTGGACCCGCCGATGGTTGCGCCCACTTCATTACGCGGTAAACCATCCTCGGTTCTCCCTGGGCACACAACTTATCTGGACCCCACGCAGGGTGGTGCGAGCTTCTCCCCCGCGTATCAGGTACAGCCGCGTCTCCAAGAGATGCAGATGGATATTGCTGAGGTGCAGGAGCGCATCCAGCGTGGTTTTTATGCTGATCTTTTTGCCATGATGATCAACTCGGACCGCCGGCAGATGACGGCGACCGAGGTGGCTGAGCGGCATGAGGAGAAGCTGGTATTGCTGGGTCCAGTTTTGCAGCGGCTTAACATTGAGCTACTCGATCCTTTGCTGGATGATGTGTTCACCTTTGCGCTAGAGGCAGGTCTCCTCCCTGAGCCTCCGGCTGCATTAGAGGGCACAGACCTGAAGATCGAGTATGTTTCACTGCTGGCTCAGGCCCAGCAAGCTGTTGGTGCCTCGGCTATTGAGCGCACCATGAGCTTTGCCGGTAATTTGGCTGGGGTGTTTCCTCAGATTAGTGATGTTGTAGATCCCGATGTGGCCATCCGACAATACGCTGAGATCCTAGGCAACTCCCCGGATTTGACGCGAGGTGAAGACGTGGTCGCTAAGACCCGCGCTGACAGGGCGGCGGCACAGCAGGCAGCACAGCAGGCAGCGCAAGAGCAAGAGCAGCTGGCTGCGGCGGCTCAGGGTGCCAAGACTCTGTCTGAGGCTGATACTCAGACCCCGAATGCCTTGACTGATCTTCTTCAAGGAACCGCTGGGGGCGGAGGGGGCCAGACCGTATGACCGTTCACGAAGTTGACCCAGATACTGAGGATTTTGACCATCTTAGTGGTGCCGGAGATAGCAAGGTTAAGAAGCGTCAGGATGATCAGGACGCAGACTTGGATTACATTCTGGCTAAGCCTAGAGGCCGGCGTTGGCTGTACCACCTGACACACGAGGATTGTCATGTTGACCGGCTCAGTTTGGTGACCGGCGACCAGGAGGCCACAGCCTTCAATGAGGGGGCGAGGGCCATAGGCCTTGCGCTTTTAGAGGATGTGAAGGCGAGGGACCCACGTTTGTACATGCAGATGCTAGAGGAGAATTTGATTCCATGAGTGATGACACAGACATTGCCGAAGTCGAAGAGGTAGATGCCCCTGAGACCGAGGAGACCGTAGAGGTAGCTGAGACCGTGGAAACGGTTGAGGCCAAAACAGACGAACCAGGATCTCTGCTGGCGGACGCCGAGGGAGATGGAGATGGGGGCGACAAACCTGCATCGGTAGTACCCGATGAGTACAAGTTTGAACCCTCCGAGGGCTTTGAAGTAAACGATCAAGTCCAAGAGCAGCTGGACGCTTTCTCACAAACGGCCAAGGACGCTGGGCTCTCGCAAGAGCAGTACCAGAGGGTTGTGACCGGAGAGATCGACCGGCAAATGGCATCCGTCAATCAGGCAAATGAAGCCTATGGCGAACGCTTAAATCAATGGGTGACTGAGACTAAGTCTGACAATGAGCTGGGCGGCGACAAGCTGCAAGAGAACCTTGGACAGGCGAAGTCTGCCGTTGACAGGTTTGGGACGCCGGGGCTGAAGGAGTTGTTTGAACCACCTTCTCCCGATAACCCCAGTGGACTTGGCATCGGAAACCACCCGGAGATTATCCGACTACTCCACCGGGTGGGTGGCATGTTGAAAGAGGACGATCTGGTTGGCTCCGACACCGAGGTGGCGGACCAAACGGATGGTTTGAAGCGCATGTACCCATCTATGTTCGCCGACTAATCGCCAGCTATAAAGGAGCCCTATAATGGCAACTCTGGCAGTCACTAACCCGACCTTAGCGGATCTCGCAAAGGTCACCGATCCCGATGGCAGCATTGCCGACGTGGTCGAAATCCTCAACGCCACCAATGAGATTTTGGATGACATGACGTGGATGGAAGGAAACCTGACCACAGGTAACCGTTCATCTATCCGCTCCGGTCTTCCTGCTCCGACGTGGCGTAAAATGTATGGTGGCGTACAGCCGACTAAGTCACGCGCTGTACAAGTCACTGATAACTGCGGCATGATGGAAGATTATTCTGAAGTTGATGCTGCATTGATTGGCATGGCCGGTAACCCGGCTGCATTCCGTCTCCAGGAA